CAGAGTTGGTTTTCTTGTAAACATTATCACCCTGACGCACTAAGTCATTTTGTGCATAACTTGTGCTTGCTGCCCACGCGTCATGCTCTACCTCGATGACCTCTCTGAAGCGTATAAGTCTTCCTACATCTGCCGCAGAAAACAAATCTGCTGATGCTGTGATAGTTACACTGCCAGTGTTTGCAGAAGAAAACAAAGTTGTGTCAGTTATGTTTTCATCAAGGTATGGGCCATCTGTAAAATCTATGTCAGCAAGTGTAAAACTTGTTGCTGTTGTTCTTGTCAGCTTTGCTGGCTCATGACTTTTGTGTGCAAGAAACAAAACGTCTGCTGATTGAGCATGAGTTATTTCAAATATATCTGTGACGCTGTAAGTGGTTGTTACCTCAACTATCTTGCCAACTGTGCCACCACTTGTATATGTCGTAAACGCACTGCTGTTTATTCCTGATAACTCAAAAGTGTTTGCTGTTTTGTTTGCTACAGTAAACTCAAGGTTGTTTACCTCTGTCATGCCAGCAACAGACTTGATGAACACCCTGTCACCATCACTCAAGCCATGTGAGTTTGCAGTAACCACTGCTGGGTTTGCTTTTGTGATTGCAGTTATGTTGGTGGTTGCTTCTGTAAGTATGCCACCATCTTTGTAGAATCTTATGTAGGTTGCGCCAAACTCAAGCACATAAGCTTGCTCATCGCTGAACTCAAAGTTGATAAGCCTTACCTTGCCACCATCTTTTGAACGTCCAGCAAAGAAAGAACCTGGCCTTCTAGTCACACCACCAGAAGGGAAGCCCATCATATTATTTACTGTTTGTGCTGCCTCATTATATTTTTGAAGGTCTATCCTGCCTTCAAGTTTAGGCGATATCTCCCCAGCCCGAAAGTTGGTGATGATGGTAGAAACTCTTGCCATGCTTACAACCTGATGTTCGTAAAGTCATCTGCTTGTGGCTGCTCTGGGAAGCCTTCCATACTGTCAACACCCTTTGCCTCTTTCAAGCGGTCTTCATAGATTGCTATCATGCCTTGAGACACGCTGTTACTACCTGTGATGTTGTATGCTATCTCTGCTGCCAACCTTGCTGATATGGCTTTATTTAGAAGGCTGTCATACTGTTCTGTGTCTGTTACGCGACCAATGTAAATGATATTACAAGTGCCTTCGTTAGATAAAACCTTACGGCCTTCTATCTTGAACATCACGTTGCTGTCATACGCTGCAACATCGTTGTTTACATTGCTATTCCAAAAGGACAGCACACGCAAACAGAAAGGATCTGTAGGCAAGGAATATTGAAATGAAAAGCCGAAAGCTGGTGTATCTGAATCTTTTGCCAACTCTCTTCTGGTGATTGCTATATTCCAAGGATGTGAGCGTAAAACAGCATCTCTTACATCATCAAAGTTGCCGTTACATAGTCTGGCTTCTTTTGAGTTTTCTGTAAGAGATGTAATGTTGGCAGCACCCAACAAATCCAAAGCTCTGTTGCACAAGTCAACAACTGATGCCATAGCAAACTCCTAAATGGGAGAAGGCAGCTTGCGCTGCCCTCTCTTACTGTTTAGTTCACAACGTAGTGAATAATGAACGACATATCACCGCCAGTGCCACCAGTGGCATTGAATGTTGCGGCTATGTAGTAATACCCACCTGGATCAGTTGACGCTCCTGCATTTGTGTACAGTTTCGCACCAATCGTGTTGATGTCTGCTGCCTCTGTCCTCAGATCAGCTACGGCTGTTGTGCCGTCTGCCACTGATGTTGCAAAGAAGTCTTCATCAACAACAGTGCCGTCTGTCTGATAGATGCCAACATTAAACGTACAGCTACCACCCAAAGCATCTGCTGCAACCTGTATGGCTGTAATAGATGCGTTACTTGGGATAGGTGCTAACATGACAATATCATTGTCTGTGCTATCACCAGCAGCTAACGCCACAGTTCCTTGAGCAACACGCAAAACACCGTGTAGCTCTTGGCTGTCGTTGGCAATCTGTGGAGAGGCTTCAAAATTAGCTACAAGATCTGAATTTTTCGTAGTCATAATTTACCACTCCTTATGCTGATTCGTCACAGTCAATCTGGACAACTTTTTCTTCTTCCATGCGAGTAGATCCGATGCTCATGCAATAGTAGACTTGTGTTGCGTAACCTTTGTCGGAACGCTCGTCTATTCTTGCCATTACATCTTTACCAATCGCCAGAGCAAGACCATCCTCTGCCCATGCAAAGCATGAACGGATGTTGCCAGCTTTTGACAAACGATTTGATACGATGAAGGTAAAGCCCATGAACTGGTTTACCTCACCTTGGACTAACGCTTTGACCGTGTTGAAGTCGCTGCTTGTGACGTTTGTATCACCTAACAGTGCTTCAATCTGATCTGGGCCAACAGCGATATACCGTGGTATTGATGGATCAACTGACGCAAGGTCTAAGGTCTTCTTTGCAGTCCTTAGTTTTGCAACAGTCAAGTCAGTACCACCATTAGCTATTTGCTGACCAGCAGGAAGCGCAGTTGATGTGCTGCCTGTCTCACCAGTAAATGCTGTGCCTAAAGCTGCTGAGATGATTTCATCGTCCATCGCTCTACCTAATGCAAAAGCAGCGGCCTGTGCATAAGCGGATGTCGGGTCAATCAACATACGAACTTTATCCTGCTCATCAATCAGATCAGCATATTCGTAGTCCACAAGGGTCACACGACGCCTTGCATGGGGTGTGTCGATCTGGGGAGTGTCGGCATGTCTCGTTGTACGCTTCTGCGCTGTTGCCTTGCCCACCTGATCAAAGAAAGCATTTTTGCCCTGCATACTTTCTACACGCACAGCATCACGCAAAAGAGAACCTTTTTGCTGTGATAGCATCTGCACGTTTGCAGAATATTGCTGGACAAATGCCGTGGTTACTTCGATAGACATCTCTGTCTCCTTTTACCAAGTTACATTTGATTTTGCAGATTGCTACCCGATAGCTCGGACACTCCTAGAATTTTTGGCCTTCTTGTGGCCTTCGTCTTTCCGATTGTCATCAGGACGAGTTTCCTCGCTGCCCTGCATTACCCACTCGTAGTACAAGTCTGCAAGTAGGTGTGGTTGAAGTATATCACGACTTTTGCCATTTTCAACAGCAAGTCTTAAACACTCCAACCTAATTTCTTTTTTTGTCAAACCTTCATCCATGTATGATTTCCATCAACTCTTGCACCCGATTGACCGCCCTGTCTCTGGCAATAGCATCTCTGCTGGTATAATCTGGGCCTCGCATGATTGCATCTACTTCAGCTTGTGCTGTTTGCTTTGTCATGTGATTTACCTGTGAGCTTTCTTTAACTGTGTCTTCACTTGTCACAGATTGTTTGAACTCTGCAAACTTTGCAAATGTCTTAATAAACTCTGGATGATCTCCTAAATTTGTGCCATCTGCCAAAACAATATTTGTAATAGATTCAACGTCAGAAAACTCTTTAGCTACAGCTTTTGCTCTCTCCACATTCTGATCATAAGCAGAACCCCATTCAGCTTTTAGTGCTGCAACAGAATCTATTTGCGCCTGATGCTTTGCATCTGCATCTGCTTTCACAGATTTCTCAACCGCACCCTTGTAATATTCAAGGATTGCAGTAGCGGCAGATGGAGTCAGGCGATTTTTGTGAGCTATTTCTGAAAACTCTTTTGCTACATCTTCTGTAACTATCTGACCATCTACAGCTATTTCGTATCCTGTTGCCGCCTCTGGTCTGCCAAGCCTGTCAGCAATCCTGTCTAAATCTTCGTCTGTAGGATTAGCTGGCAGTGGCAGCTTGTCTGCGCCTAGCAACTTAGACTGATTGACGTATGACCTTGCTAAGTTTGGTACATCTTTTATAGGTGAAAGACTTGGATGCTCTCGCAAGTCCTCTGGTATCATATTCAAAAACTCGTTACCAGACCCCCCTGACGCTACCTCTGCTGGCGTTTCTACCGCTGGTGCAGGGGTTGCCTCTGGCTGGGCTACCTGTTCGGTGTTTTCTAATGACATTATTGCTCCTCTCTCATCATGTTGTAAACGTGAAGAATGACTGCTCTTTTGCCCTCTTCATAAGCTGTTGCGTTGGCATCGCCAGCAACATAACTAGGCGTTCTAAAATTACACCTAGCCTCCAGATCAGCTAAGACTTTACTTCCGCTATCTGTATTAAATGTTTGTTTATAAAGGTCTTTTAGTTTGTCTATCTGTTGGTTCACTTGCTTATCATTCTGCTGGCCTGTGCAAGCTGTGCTATATTCTGCACATCTTCAGAATCTTGCATGACCTCTGCCTGTCTTGCTTGCTCTTCTGCCCTTGCCTGTCTTGTCTGTTGTATTTCTGCCTCTGACCTTAGTGTTGTTTTTGGAACGCCAAGGGCTTCTGTAACGTGCCTTACTAATCCGTCTGGGTCTATGTGATCGCCAACAGGAAGTGCTTGCGCCAGTGGCATAAGTATTTCCAATGCCTTCATTGTACTGTTCAGACCGCTGGACTTCTGTGCGCGAGCCAGTGGGGATACATATTCTATATCTACATCACGCCCCTGTAATATCTCTGGTGCTTGTTGCAACATATCTGCCCTTAGCATGAGCGAAAACACACGGTCTATAAGTGGACGTAGCATTTCATTCTTGAGGCGGTCTAAGGCTGGGCCTATCACTCTCATTTGTTCTTGCTGACGCTGCACTACTTCTGTGGCAGTCATGTTTGGCCCACCACCGGTAAGAAGCTGGTCTACATAAAATGCTGACCTGATTGCTTCTCTGCGCTGTTGCTCCATATTCAAACCGATAGGGATGTTTGCGCCTGTGTTCAGCGGTGTGATGGTATCTCTTGTACCACTTCTAAAGAAGTTCAATCCCCCTGGCTGTGTTCGGATCGGGAGGAGGAATCCGTCATCAGGCACAAGTAGAGGGGGGTCTATTTGTTTCTGAGCAGCTTGTATGATGGTTTTAGACATAAGATTTAACATCTTTACGTCAGGCAACGCCACCATAGCAGGGGAACGCCCCATTATCTCACCTGTTG